GTGTAGAGAACGGCGGCTGTGGCGCTACCGTCTCGGATTTCAAATGTTACCGCCGTGCTTATTTTTGGGGATACAACAATGCCCCGTAGTCTGGTACGGTCCCCGTAGTAGGAACCGGCGGCGCTTAGGTGCGCCGACTTAACATCAGTTTGCATCGTCATGACGCGCCCCTATTAAGCAGCAGTGGTAACGTTAGTCCAAGTCGTCGAACCGGTCGTATTTACATACAGACGGGTGCTAGTCGAAGAACCATCGGTACGGATGTACAGCGAGCCTTGAGCAGCCGACACGGTCGGTGCGCCCGAACCCACATAGATACCCAAACCAGCGGTGGTGGTGGCAAGGAACGCGGCAGTGCCGCCAGCAACAACAGCTTGGTTCGAGTCAGCGGTGATGTTGCCGGTAGCCGACAAGGTGGTGACGGAAGTTGCAGCGCCGATGGTCGCGGTGGTGGTGACTGCGCCAGTATCTGCGTTAATCGAAATAGTTTGGAAGCCGTTCTGCGAGCGAACTGGTCCCGAAAAGGTGGTATTAGACATTTAAATCTCCGTGTTGTAGCACTAAGCCAAACCATCTCTACAAAGTCTGCTAGGTCAGTTGGTTTGGCCGATTTCCTAGGTGATTGCTTTATACCACCTATTAAGAAAATATACAACACAAAAAGAAAAGGCCCCGAAGGGCCTTTGATTACTTCTTCCAGAACGCCATCAGCTTGCAATTATCTTCAATCGACTTTTCAGTCTTAATCCAAGCTTCAATCATCTGGTCGTGGGTCTTGTGGGCCATTTCACGATACGACTTCGACAGCGAAGTAAATACGGCGACAAAATCAAAGTTCATAGGTTTCTCCTAAAGGTTAGATGCTGCAGTGCAGCATTATACGGCAAAAAAGAGGGGGCGCAAGCCCCCTCCCTACATCAAACTGCTTAAGCGCCCGGCGAACCGTACATGCCGAGCGGGTCCGACCAACCGAACGAATAACGCTCACGGGCCTTGTAACGGACGTTGCCGGTATCAAAGTCACCGTCCATCGAGGTAGCCAGCGGGGTACGTTCAAAATGCTTCATACCATTCGGCACATCGGTGGTGAGGAACCAAGCGTTGCTATCGGTCAGGAAGTGGTTAACTGCGTAACCTTCCGGAATCGAACCGTTGTTCTTCAGTGCGTTGATGTCGTTATCGGCAGTCGAAACACGCAGTTCGGTTTCAAGCAGACGGGTTGCAACGAACATCAGAGCAGGCGGAACAATCAGCTTGCGCGGCTTGGCGGCAATCAGCAGACCACGTTCATCAGTCCACGCAGCGATTTGAATCACGGCGTTTTCCAACGAGGTTTCGTTCAGGTCAGCGGCGGTTGCCGGGGTGTTGCTGTTGGTGCCACCAGAAATCAACGGGTGAGCGGTCGAGAACAGCGAGACGCCGTCGCCACCAACATAACCCGAGTTGAAGCCGTTGTTCAGAACGTTAGCGGCCTTGACTTGCTTGGTGTAAGCCATACCACGGGCCAGAGCCTTGGTGTAACGAGCCGACAGCGAGTCGTAGAGGTTGTCCTCAACAGCTTCTTCAGTCAGCGAGAAACCCAAAGCGATGGTTTCGTGGTTGTAGCGTGCAGTCCAAGCTTCTTGCGCGTTGTCGTAACGAATCGCACTACCTTCGTTCTTGACCGGTGCTGCGCTGAAGCCCGACAGCTTGGTTTCTTCTTCAAAGCTACGTTCCGAAGATTCGGTTTCGTAGATTTCCTTATGCTCCTCGCCATAACGGGCGTACTCCAGACCGAACAAAGCGTTCAGACCCGGAAGGAGTTCTTTCAGTAGCTGGGCACGAGAAATTGCCATGATTTATCTCCTTAGACGCCAGTGGTGTTGAAGTAGCTGTGGAAGCTGCCGTTCCAAGCAACCAGAACTTCGGGGTAGCCAACGAACGTCAGAGCCGAACTAGAAGCCAGAGTAACTGCGGCGTCCAGAGTCAGCGTGGTGGTAGACACGTTAATGACGGTTGCGTATTGGCCAGCCAGAGTGCCGGTGCCGGTCGGGCAAATCAACTGCATACCCGGAGTCAGACCAGTAACAGCAGCGGTCAGGGTCACAGTAGCCGACGAACCCGAGGTGCTACCGGTACCGGTCAGGGTATAAGCGGTGTCAGTAACAACACCAACCATGCGCCACGGCAAAGCCGAGGTCACGCGGTCACCAGCACCCGAAGTACCCGAGGTAATCACAGCGCCCGAAACCGATTGGGCCGAGTTGCCAGTGGTCGTGCTACCAGTAACGCCGCCAGCGCCACCAACCATGTACAGGTTAGAACCAACGTAGTACGGGTTCAGGTAGCCAACGGTGGTGCTGGTGTTAGCCAGCGAGGTGCCTTGCGTCGTAACCACTACCTTCATCAAAGCGCGGGGGTCATCAACAACAATGGCTTCAATGTCATTGGCAGCAGTGCTTGCGGGGTAATACTGAGCAAACAGCTTTTGACCGGTGGTCGGGTTGGTATACGAACAACCCAAGAAAACACCAATCGTGCCAGCAACAGCGGTGCCCGGCGACGAAGCGGCGGACATCGACGAACGAACAACAGTACCGCCAGAAAATTGAACTACGTCACCATAGAAAATGTTTTGGCTGTAGTTGTACTCAATCGGTAGCTTGCGGGTAGCGCCAGCATACGGCAACCCATCAAGACGATTGACTGGCTTAAACCCATACGGGGCAGAAACAGTCGGATATGCCATGATTATGGTCCTTTAAAGATTATTTACCTTTTCCAAACGTGGTAGTGGACTTACGTTCTTTGAATAAAGGCATGCGAGCATCACTTTCCTTCATCAAACTATTATCCACTGCGTCAGTCTGGGCTTGTGCTTGTGCTGAGTAATACGCATTTCGTTGATTAACAAACTCTTGCGGTGTCTTACAAAGCAGCAGACCACCAATTTCAATCGAATCAGAGAAACGACTGTTGGGGTCCACATAAAACTGCATTTCGGGGTGGTCCGCCAGTTTGACCGGCTCCCATCCTTCACGCACTTTAGAAGAAACATTACGTGCATCCGATTGACCTACCATGCTTGTACGAATCCAACGATACGACCAACCTGCTTGCGGCTTAACTTCCGGCAGCAATTCAGGCGGCTTCCACGCTTCAGGGCGCTTAAAAGTTTCGGTAGATTCAAGTTCACGTGCGAGTCGATTTTCAGCCATTTCTGTTCTCCTTAATCAGTTCACGAGCATATTGCTCCGGGGTAATACCAAGTTTTTTGGCAAGGCTTACTTGCGTCTTGGTCAGCACTACTTTCTTAGGCGCGGTGCTACGCGTTGCCGGGGCAACAACTTGTGCCTGCTTTGCGCGAGGTTGAGGTTTAGTCTCTTCCTGCGAATCTCCCCATTCATATTCGGGGAATCTCTTGCGCATCGTATTATCAATACGACGGTAGTAGTCGTCAGACCTAGGGTCTACGCCATTCTTAACCAGCTTCTCATGCAGCCCCAAAGCCAAGCTGGTCATCTCCTCATCACTTCCAAACCAAGAGTTACGCTCTTGCCACGTAACTGCTTTATAGTCCGGTTGAGGAACTTGGGGCCGTTGTGATTGTGTATTTACATTACTAGTATCAGATTGTAAAGCTTTTTCTGCATTTTTATACTGCGGTCGATAGTTCTCTACCTGCTGAAATACCAACTGAGCGTTAGTAAGTCTTTCTTGGGCTTGGATTAATTTATCGGCATCGCCAGTATCATATGCCTCACGATATTCTCGCTTGGCAATTTCCATTTCCCGAGAAGCGGCTTCCTTGTATTTTTCTACAAGTTGAACTTCACCATCTTCAAGTCTGGCTTTTAGCTGTTTATTTTCTTCGTATACAGTTTGCGCCAGACGAAGAGCTTCTTCGCGTTCACGGGCTGCGGCTTCTTTAGCTCGGCGTTCATCATGCCAGACCTTCTTCATCTGTGACATGCGGGTGCGGACGCGGTCTGAATATTCGTTAAGCTCGTCTTTCTCAAGCTCGTCAACAATTTCTTCCGGCAAGGGGTCTCGCCCACGGTCTTGTACCGGGGTGTCATCCTCAACCTCAAATTCAGGCTCCTCTACTACTTTCTTTTCTACTTTTTCTTCAGCTTCATCAGGAAACTCAAACTCCACCATTTCCATATTGTTTTCTTGCTCAGCCATCATTTACTCCTTATGCGCGGCTATAGCCACGGGGGTCATCGACAATTGCTTCAACCGAATCATCATTAATAATTCGGAATTCACGCCCATGAATCTTGATGCGAGTGCCTGCATATGCGCGGACAAGAACAAAATCACCTTCAGCACACCATGGACCTGTGGGGAATCGTTGGTCGTCCTTGTAGCACATGTCACCCATTTTCACGACAAACAACACAACCGTAGCAAGTGATTCAAGCTCTTTGGTTTTGTCTGCCTTAATAATCAAACCTTCTTCATCCAGCGTGTCGCCCAAATCAGGTACTGCACAAAGAATGCGGTACCCAGTAGGTTCGGGAAGTTGTGTTGCATTTTCCTGCGTGACTTGCTCAGTCATCGTCTTGCTCCAATTGAGTTGCGAGGTCAGAGATAATTACTTGTGCCGCCAGCAGACCCCGTGCCTGACCACACAAAAACTGATATTGCGCAAAGTCCTGTAGGTTTCCATTAACCAAACAGTCTGCGATAGCGTTGCGCTCTTCTCCGATTCTTTTAACCAGATAATCAAGCGTGTCGTTCATTACTGCTCCTTAGTAGGTTGTTGTCTTTGCTGCTGACGTTCTTGTTGCTTTAGCTGATGTTGTGTTTTGGCGACATCAATGCCCATACGAACGCCTTCCATCTCCTGTTGTGCGGCCATTTTTGCCTTCGACTCTTGCGCCTTCATACCCATTTGAGCGCCAGACTGCCGTTCTTGTGACTGGATACGCTCCATCTCAATCTGCAGCTTGGCCTTATCAATCTCGATGTCAGCCAGTGTCTTGGCCTTCTTAATCTCAATTTCTTGCGCCTTAAGCTGTAGTTCTTGCTGCTGCATTTGAACCAACGGGTCTTGTGCTTGCTGTTGGGCCTGCTGCTGTTGAGCTTCT